ATTTTTATAACCTTAGGTTGGTCATCTAAATTAACTCCACCTAAATCTTTAAATGCAGGGAAGTTAGCTAAATATGCAGTTGCAGAATTTGTTTTAAAATCAAAGTTATTTGTAAATAACTGACCAAAATGACCCCATTCACCAAAGTAAACAACACCAGCAAATGAATCATATACAGGTGGTGCTGACTCAGCTACATTAAATGTAGGGTTTTGCAAAGCATTACCCACAATAGATGGTACTAACTCATTATTACCATTAGGTTTGCCATTGCTCCAAGCTGAAGCAAGACCACCATTAAGTAGATTTATATTAGCCTGTGATGCTATAGACATTAGTCGGTAAACTGTGTAGCCCCAATTACTGCATCTCCACCTACTCGAATGAACTTAGCATTCTTAGCTGTCTGTACACTCCAAGTATATGAGTTTCCTGCATATAAGATATGACCAAGTGAAGCACTAGGTGTCTCTCCTGTATATGTTACATATACATCATTATCTTGTACATCAAGAGATACATATTTAGTATTTTTACTAAATGTATATCCACCATCGGTGAGTTGTACTACAGAAGAAGATACTGTAAGCATCTTCATATTGACTGTAGAAGATGTTTCACCTTGGTCAATAGCAGGATTAGTTGGTTTTGGGTATAGATTTACAATTTTTGAATTCATTATCTTGATTGTTTATTTACATATGTTGAAAATTTTCTAGTAGCATTATTGCTATTGCTTATTATATCATTCCTTTCAAGTTGTAGGTCTAATGCATCTGATGCTATTCCCTCTTCTACAACAGCCTTTTGATGTTGTCCATCCATTCTTAGAAAATCTGCATATGTACTATGTGCTAAAAATGCAAAAAACTCCTCTGGAACTTCTTCGGTTGAGTTAGAATAACCACTTGAAGTAGTAAATGGTGTAAATTTCTTTTTATATGTAACATATACCTTATTACCACTATTGTTACGCATATTTAAAATATGAGCTCCTTCTTCATCTACATAAAAATCATATTCTAATGAGGAGTCATTTACAAGTGCCTTATCTTTATGTATTCTTAAAAATTCACCAATTTCTTCTTTTTCTATTGCAGGGTCGGAACTTCCATAAACATCATATATATCTTTAAAAGGAACAACTGACTCTGGTTTTAATTGTAATGTTTCTGTAGTAGATGTTTGTTGCCATACTACATCCCAAGGATTATCATACTTTAAAGATAAATCCCTTTGAATTGCTAATGTAACTTGACCAGTCCAAGTTACTACACTAGTTTCTACATCTATACTAAAACTACCACCTGAAAGAAACCAATTACCTGTTGCATTAACTTTATTAAATGAAGATGAATTTGGCTGTTGAACATTAGGACTTTTTCCTATTCTTCGATAAATAGGATTTCCATTTATATCATTACCATAATTGAAGTAAAGACCATTATATTGTCTTGATTCATTTACACCTCTAACAGAAAATGTAGATATTGTTCTTTCCTCGGATGGAACTAGATATCTTACCCAGTTTTGAGAAAAATTATATGCTTGAAAATATCTACGATTAATAAATCGAGATATATCAGCTTGTTCCTCAGCTGTAAATTCATTTACACCAGCTAATGACTTAACTAGGTTGAATAAATCTCCATATGTTCTAGTCTGCATTATATTTTATTAGGAGATAAGTCTGAAAACTTTTTGTTATAATATCTTAAAAATTCTTTAGAATGAACAGTATCATGTCCATACTTTGATGTAAGACGGAAGAACTCTCTAGCTGGCATTGTAGCTACGCACTTACCCAATACAGGGTGGGTCTTACCCTTGTGCTCCTGTGCTTCCTTCCGAGCGATTCCAACACGCTCTTGCTCTGTACGCCTTTCAATCTCAAAACCATTTAGGATTTCTTTCATGAAAGCCTCTTCTACCTCACCATCTGTGATACTTCGAGGTATATCTGTAATTATATCAACCATAATTTAAAAGCAGGGGGCTTTCGCCCCCATACTTGAAATAATTTAGCTTACTTGACGACCAGAAACTGAATCAATATCAACAATGTTGAAGAAGATTTCAATGTCACCAGCAGTTAATGCATTAACATTAACATCTGAAGTAAATAAGAAATCAATAGTATCATCAACTGCGTAGACTTTACCTAAGATTCCTGCTTCGGCATCAACTGCATCAGGACCATAAGCATTGCCACCTGTGAAGATAGACTCTGCATCAATGTATCCATCAGCATCTGTTCCATCTCCTACATCAATAGTAACAGAAGTAGCAGAACCACCAGAGAAGGCAGTATGCAACTTGTAGGCTACTGAACGAACTTGTTGCCCAGCTTTAATGTCTAGGGTCAAAGTTTGTGTAGTACCTGCTGTTGTTAAATCATCAGTAGTAAAACGGATTGAGTCCGTGTAAGTGGCTAATTCTTGAATGGTTTTACCCCTTTTGAATGCTTGTGTACTCATAGTATTACCTCCTAATTATTGTGTGATTTTACCATGTGCTTGTGGGTGATATACTCCTAATGTTAGAGAGCAATCAACATAACCACGCTCACCACCACCTAAGTTAGGTAGACGAGTTGAGCCCATTGGGATTAGTTCATGAACACCATAGTATTCAGGATTTACGATATAACCATCATTGAAGTCAGAACCACCAGCAAGAGTTGCAGGAGCAGTATCTGGGTTCATGTTGACGATTGATACACGACCGAAGTCAGACTCGTAAATCTCAACGCTTAACTTAATAGTTGTTGAATCACCATTGTAATTTACATTACGAAGTGATGCATTAGCATTACCATCGAAGTTAGAACCTGTTCCAACAAAACGAGCAAAGTTAGAGATTGTCTTACGAAGACCTGTATCTGCAACTAATGTTAGGTTTTGTGTAGAACCAGTATGACGATAGATTGTTGAAATGATATTATTCAAATCGGACTCTTGGAATGCACTTGCGTCAGATGAGCTAATGTCAAAAACTTGACCAGCATCTGGGCGATAATTTACAGGTGTTTCAGGAGCACTATCTGATTGTGCACCAGTTTGAATCCATTTGCCTAAGCCACGCATTTTGTAAGGAGTGCCTGCACCATTTTCGATTTGTGCATCACCAGTTCCAATAAGAGTAGCTTCAACATCTCTTTTAAGTTCACGAATTGCTTTAGCCTCAGCTTGTGCTATTTTCGCAGGACCTACAGAATCCACAGCATCTTGTAAATCAGATACCATGTAATCTCTACGGAACTTTTGAACATAGTTACCAAGACGAGCACGACCACTAAATTTGTCGGTGAATGTTGAGACATCAGCACCTTCTGAGATACCTGTAGTTACAGGTGATGCTAATTCGTCAACTGTCCACTCAGCAAATGTAGCACTAGCTTTCTGCTTTGAAGCAGATGAAAGGACTGGTGTTTCCTCTGGTGCGAGAATAGTTAAGACATCTGTCAAATCCTCACGATTGGAAACAGCAGAACCTGTATTTGTAGTGTCAAATGTATTTGAAAATGACATAATTATATACTTTCTATTTTAACGATTATTTAACTGTTTTGTTCTTAGAGCTATAAAATCACTAATATTGCCATTTGATTTATATTGTTGGTCAAGGTTCTTTAGAGCCTTAGCTGATACTGTTTCAGTTTTTTCAGAACGAGATGCAGTTGGTCCACCCTTTGGTGGAGTCAATGTAGGTGATTTACCACTTTCCATAATGGGCTTACGACCATATATAGATTGTGTAGCATGAGCTAATATATATGGCATTTGTGCACTCAAGTCAGCATTATTCAATAATGGCTTTAATCTTGGGTCATTATACATTGCCACATACTTTTTATGTAGTTCATTCTCCTTATCTCCAACCCATGGAAGTTCTTTTTTTGCTTTATCTATTAATTGTTGACGAACCATTTTTGATTCATTAACTTTTTTTAGTTTATGCATCTGTGCAGGAATAAACTTATTGAGCATATCTTGTGAGTGTTTAAGGCTCTTTCTGACATCTGCTTTAGTTAATTCTTTACCTTTAACTTCAGCAATGACATCATTTGGACCATAATCACCCTTCTCAAATAGTAAATCGTCTGCCCATTCAATTACCTCTCTAGCATATTTAGCTTTAGATTGTAACTCCTTTGGGTTATTTATTTTAGCTAGTGGATTATTTTTTACAACTGGAACTTCTTTAGCTTGTTTTTGTTGCATTTCACGCATTTGGGCTTCCATTGCCTGCATACGCTCTTCTGCTTGCTTTCGCCTAGCTGTAAGTTCACCATACCTAGCTACTGCACGACTTCCGAGTTTCTCAGAGATTTCTCTGAGCTCCTCTTCGGACATCTCATCTAGATTAAACTGTGAAAGAGCATCTTCAGAAACTGGTTCTTGTATAGACTCCTCTGTGTTACTCTGTTCCACATTGGATTCTGTACTTTCACTAGTTTCCTCAACAACTGGGGTTTCCTCTGATTGGGATGCTTCTTGAGCAACCTCACTTTGGTTTCCCAAGCGTCTGTTGACAAAATCAGACGCTGACATATTTGACTGTTCCGTAGGATTTGTTTCACCTGCTTCCTCGATAGCAGGAGTGATTTCTTCTGACATAATATTTTACGCTATTAACGCCCAGCGATGGCGATGTTTATATTTTAACATACTATGCAACCCCTAGTTCATAAACTGGCTATGCCTTCTTTTTAGGTCAGCATATTTGCACATTACTAGGATTTGGTCATATGTTAAAATCTTTCCAGATACCTGTTGTATAGTATCTGTATCAGCTTGATGTAACTCAGCTATAGACTCCTCACGGAGTGTATTTAAAAACTCAAGAAACTGTGCGAACTGATGATGATTTGATAAGTCGTTTAATATTTTTTCTATATCCATTATTCCATATTTTGTGTATTCATTCCACCCATTTGTGCAGGGTCTGTTCCAATTCTACCAATCTGTGCATTCTGTGCTTGAGTCTGCATAAATTGATACTGTTGTACATATTTTTCAAAACGAGCCCTAAATGCTTCGTCAGACTGTAGTCTTTGTTGTATATCAGGCTGTTGTGCATAGTTTTGAATAATCTGCATTGCAATTCCTGCACCATTAGGTCTAGCAGGAACTTCAATACCAGCAAAGATTTTTGCTAGGTCATTGGTAACATTTTCTAGCATCTCTTGTTGTGCAACCTCAGCAGGTTGTAAGATGCTATCTGCTAATACTGGGTCTATAGCATTTGCCATAGCCTCAAGTAAGAAGTCAATATTAATTCTATTGCTTCGGTCTAATCCAGTAAGATTTACAATTTGTTGTAACTTCTTCTCCTGAATCTCTGGGTCGTTATTTAATACATCATATGTAATAATAACATCATAGTTCTCATTTGGATTTCCTTTATCGAAGGTCTGTGCATCTGGTGCACCAGTTACCTTAAAGAATACAGAATCTGGTCCAAATCTCTGGAAACACTTAAAGCACATCTTTAGTACATTGGCACAATGCTCTAGGTATTTATCAACCAGAAACTGTCTGCGAACCTTAGATAATGGGTTTTGGACATCTAGTCCGACTAAACTATCGGCTTGCATCTCAAGTGTAGATTCAATCTCGATAGAACCATTAGGTGCTGGAGGTGTAGGTCCAAACTCTAAGTCACCCTTTCTGCGATATGGAATCATTCTAGCTGGTCCATAGTCTGTAGGTGCTTGACCTATTGGGTGTAGTATCGGAGGTAAAGTAGCCAAACTGTTCCTGTCTATTCTGGAGTCTCTTTCTACTTTAACTTGATTTTGTATTCCTCTTAATAGGTCAGGAACAGTTGTGGTATCATAAAGTCTCTTACTATCTTCTGATAACTTAGTCACAACAACAGGGTAGTCTTCATAACCATTGAGTAATTCAAATTTAGCATATCCCTGTACATTGTCATTACCATCAAACTCTTTATGGAATATAGTCTCATATATACCTTCAGCACCATCTTCCTTGTCGATTAGACGCTGATAACCATGTACAATCTCGATTAGCTCGTTAGCCTCATATGCATTATCAGTAAGTGATATGCTTCTTCGACCCTCTTGCTCTCTCTCGATGCTGTCAATATTTACGCCACGATATTTAGCTATCATGAGCTCAACAAATCCTGCGTCCCATCCATCTGTGATAACCTTATTTTCTAGTTCTTGTGCTGTATAGTATGTACGCCAAAAACAATATGGTGCTCTCTGTGGGTCAGTTACATATGGAGGAAAGAAGAAGTCACCATCTGGTGCTAGAGTTCTAACCTCTGGTGCATCTATCTGCCTTTGAACAACTGGCAAATCTGCAAATCCTGTTTTTCGTAATTGATTCAATGCCTTCTGAGCTCTCTTCTCACTCATATTAGGGAAGTACATCTTGAAGGACTCTATCAGCATATCATCTGCTGTTTCATCCATAAACATCTGTGCCATATCAGGAGACATTTGAGCTATCTGATTAATATCTAGCTTTTGTATAAATGTTCTATCCTCTCGTAGCCATCCGACATATGTAATTAAAATACCTCTTTCTAGCAGATAGTTAGCACCTAGCTCCATCTCTTTATAGAATCTAGGTATATATCCAGAAGATGTCATCCATTTTAGAAAACCAGATACCATCTTTGCTCTTGGTATATCACCTACATTTACAGGAAAGGCTTTTACATTTGCCCTCTGTAGTGAAGTAATAAACATAGATACTAGACGAGTAATTCTTTCGTCAATAGTATGAGCCTCCATATCGGATGCACCTTCCCATGGGAATGCGTCTGCTCCATGTTTTCTATGGTCACGAGACTTACCAGCCCACCAGTTACGCCTATCATCATATGATGTTCGACATAAATCAAAGTATGCTTCTAGTTCGGTGACTGTTTCGTCATATGCATATCTCAATGTGGGCACATCTGGCTTATCACTAAGATATGTCAAAGAATTAGAAATATTATCGTTATCCATTAGCTTCTAAGTATATCATATATATCAAGTTATTTTTGTGGTTCATATATTGATGGTGGTGGAGCATACTGATAATACTGTATGCCATCATCTGTATATGCATCTAAGTAGATGAATTTACCTACCAATAGTGAACTCCTTAGTGTATATGGAACTCTTACTGGTACTTTCATTGGTATCTCTTTAATATATACCATAACGAAGTTAGGATTTGGGGCAACGGATAATACTCTACCTCTATATCGTATAGGCATCGGACTATGGTTATCGAGGATTTCTTGTCCCTCTTCATTAATCCAAGTATTCTTTCCCTTACCTGTAATCATATCTTCGGATAGTTTATGTACTACGATTTCATAGGCTTCTTCAAATTTTACACCTAATTCATCTGCTATTTCTTTTAATCTTTTTTTAGCCATTAATATCCTCCTTTGCCTCTTATTGTTGTTACGAGACTATATTCATCATGATGGTCTGGTCCATCACCACCATTTGCCATACGGAGGTAACGAATCAAATCAAAAAAGTCCTTTAGTGCTTCATCATTTTTGCCATTGGAGTTATAGTTAATGATACTATCTATCAGGTTGCCACAATCCTCGTGGATGTAGCACATAGGTTGATTAGACATATCTATCTCCACATTCGGATTGTAGCTGAACCAGTCATCGAGTGAAGCAATACCAACTGCTTCCATTCTACCATCCGATGGGACAAAGTTCATTCCATAGTCATAGAATGATGTGAAGAGGTCATCATTATCCTCATTCTGTCTAGCGAAGTAACGACTATCACCTATACGCTCAAATACCTCGATTCCATGTTCCTCTTCTATCTCTCTAAAAAGATTTACATATCCTTCAATATTGTATCCAATTTTTTTAGAAGCTGGACCATATCGCCACTTAGGTTCTCCGAATAGTGCCCACTCACCATATGTATTCCTGTCAGGGAATTCACACCTAATATAGACCTCACCTTTAGCATTAACTCCAGCCCAAATTGCTGAATAGTTTCTTGCTCCTGCTGGGTCGACCACCTGATAACAAGTAAATTCTCGTTTATTAGAAATATCTGGAAATCGTCTTCCATATTTGTTTGGTCTTTCAGATAGTACATTGATTTCAGGGGTGAACATCGGAAGGAGTGATGTCATAGATTTGACAGGTACGCCATATGCTCTGACAAGTATTTCTTCCTCATGTTTATTTTTTAAGTCTTTAGCTATTCTATCATACCCTCCAAATGGGTTTTCATCTGTATGTAGATAGCATATAGATGCATCCATCTCTGGAGAGTATTGTTTTACAGGAACAGGCTTATTTAAGAGCTCTGCATTCCTAGTCTCTAGGGTCTCTGCACCTCGAAGGTAATCAGAGATAAATGGCGTATAGCCATCGATTGGTGTAAATCCTATCAGTAACTTAGAGTCTCTGGTAGCTAGTCGGAATCTAAGAGTATTAACTAGGGTAGCATCTCCTAGGTACTCATCAAGCCATGCACCAATATTAAGATATTTAGGTTGTTTAAAGCCGAACTCGAAACCCTCAAGTATTGTCTGATTGTTAGTAAATTGTGTATATGTTTTAAAATCCACCCTAGTCTTGGTATCTGGGAAAATGAAGCTAGACCCTGTGAAGCCATTCTGCATAGAGTAGTTAAT